GACAGCTGATCCCCAAGGATACCGGCGCTGCTGCAGCCGCCCTGCGTGTCTACGTCACTCCCAGCGGGCTGGATGCTCAGGTGGGCATACGGGGCAAGCGAGACAATCGCCGATTCTTTTACCTGCGGTTCCTTGAGTACGGGACCAAGGGCTATTCCGGCAGCATGTACCAGCGAGCTGACCGGAACGCGATCGGCGGCATGCACACCAACAACCGCGACAAGTCGCAACTGAAAGGGCGGCGCAACTCGATACGCCAGCGCGACACGAAGAACAAGTCCGATGGGCAGCACTTCTTCGGCAAGTACCCGGACATACCAGCGAGGCCGGCACATCCGTGGTTGCGCCCGTCTCTGGACGTCAACCGCGAGTTTGTCATGGCCGATCTTGAAGAGGCAGTCCGCCGCACGCTGCGCAAGGCAAGTCAGGGGGTAGGCAATGGCTGATCCATCACTGGCGCTGCAGGAGGCCATCTTCGCCAGGCTTCAGGCCGAGGTCAGCTGCCCGATATACGATGGCGCGCCGTTGAACGCTGACATGCCGTACGTCTCGATCGACCGGGAAGTCTCGGTCAACAGCAGACCGATCTCGGGCCGAAAGCGCGAAACGCGCCTGCTTTACCTGTCGGTCTGGTCCGATGCCGTGGGCCAGGCCGAGGTGAAGCGCATCAACGGCGAAGTCATCGCGGCCCTGGACGAGCGCCGGCTTCCGCTGGAGGTGGGCCGAGCGGTTTCCGTCCGGGTCGAACAGTCCGACGCGCAGCGCGACGCCGACGGCATCACCTATCAAGGGTCGATCACCGTCCGCGTCATCACCACCCACTGATTCACCTACCGGCCGCCCAGCGGCTTTATCCAATGTGCCTTTGGAGGACCCCCCATGGCCGAAGACAACCTCAACACAGCTGCCGGCTGCCGCCTCTCCATTGGCGGCAAGACCGGCGCGAGCACCCTCACTGAATACGAAGCTGACACCTATGTGGACGTTGGCGAGATCGAAGATCTGGGCGAATTCGGCGACACGTTCAACCCGGTGAACTTCACTTCCCTGGCCAATGCCCGGGTGCGCAAGTACAAGGGCACCGCTGATGCGGGCAACATGACCATGACCGTTGGCCTGGACAATGGCGATGCCGGCCAGAAGGCCGTGGGTGTCGCTCACAAAGACCGCACCAAGGGCAATTACAACATCAAGGTCACGCTCAACGATGGCGACCCAGGCGCAACCCCTGCGATCCTGCCGACCACGTTCTACTACGGCGTCAAGGTGATGAACAACACCGTGGCCCCGGGCGCCGCCGACAACGTCGTTCGCCGCAACGTGACCCTGGCTATCAACACCGACATCATCGAAATCCCAGCCGGCCCGGCTGTCCCGTGATCGATGGGGCGCAAGCCCCATCCTCTCCTGCGAGAAACCCAATGAGCGAAGCCTTGCACGGCACCGTCACGCTGGTGATTGGCGGTCGCAGCTACACCCTCAAGCCGACGCTGGATGCAGCGCTGCGCATCGAGGCCCGTTTCGGCGGGCTGCGCGGCGCGCTGGAGGCCATGCGCCTCATGAGTATCGCCGCCTGTGCCGACGTTGTTGTCGCTGGCGCCGACCTGAAGCCGGATCAGCACCCAGTCATCGCCGGTGAAGTGTTTCACACCGGTGTGGCCCAGGTGTCCGGCAAGCTGACTGAGTTCATCACCGTCCTGCTTAACCCGGTGCCACCGAGCGTGGCCGCCCGGGGAAAGGACGAGGCGGTCAGCACAGCGCAGTGAAGAACGGCAGCTACGTCGACTATCTGTTCGGCGTGGCCACCGGCTGGCTTGGCTGGCCGCCTGACACCGCGTGGCACACCCCCATCCCGCAAATCATGCTCGCTCTCGATGCTCGAATCGATTGGACCGGGCGAGGACAGGGCCAAGGCCAAGGGCAAACCCCGGCGTCCCCGCAAAAGCGTGAAAGCGTTGCGGACAGGTTGAAGAGCTTCCTGCGAGGGCGGCCCAAACAGTAGACAGCGTGCCGCCTCGGGGCGGTTTTTTGTGCTTGGAGATTTGCATGTCCGACCAACAAGTCCAGGGGATGCTGGTCCAGATCGAGGCCACCACGGCACAGCTGCGCCGCGAGCTGGCCAGCGCGGACCAGGTGGTGGCACGCACCGCCCAGTCGATCGACCGCAACCTTGAGCAGGTTGACTCTGCGTTCGACACCGCCGGTGTTGCTGCTCAGAGGGCTGGGGGGCTGATGCGTGGCGCCTTTGCCGCCGTCGCAGGTGCCGGCCTGATTGGCAGCATCATTCAGCAGGTTGACGCCTACGGTCAGATGTCCGACCGCATGAAGGCCGCAGCCGGCAGCGCTGGTGAGTACCAGGCGGTGCAGGAGCACCTGCTGCAAACTGCTCAGGAAACCTACCGGCCCCTGGCTGAGGCCCAAGAGCTGTACATCCGTACCGCAGATGTAATGCGCAGTCTAGGCTTCAACACCCAGCAGACGCTGGATATCACCGACAGCTTCAGCTTCCTGCTCGTGACCAACGCTGCCGCTGCCGACAAGGCCGGCTCCGCACTGGATGCCTACTCCAAGGCATTGCAGACCGGAAAAGTTGAAGCGGATGGCTGGGTGTCCATTCAGGACGCCATGCCCACCATCGTCACTGCCATCGCCACTGCCACAGGCAAGAGCGCGGAGGAGATCAGAAAGCTCGGCGTCCAGGGCAAGCTGTCGCTCGATGATATCAATACCGGCCTGCTGCGCACCGTGGAGGCCAACCGCAAGGCTGCGGCCGATATGTCCACCAGCGTCCAGGACGCGATGGTGAACATCAGCAACGCCATTCAGACATTCCTGGGGGGTATGGAGGAGCAAACCGGCGTAGTCGCAGGCTTGGCAAACGTGCTGATTGCGCTGGCGGACAACGTGGATCTGGTGGCTGTGGCCATGGGCGGTGTCGGTGCTGCGGCCCTGACCAACTACGTGGCCAAGTCTGGCTTGGCCGTCCAAGCGGCACGGGCTGACCGTGCAGCGCGTATTGCCCAGGCCGAGGCAGTTTTGCAGGCGGCCATCGCCGATCAGCGCAAGGCCCAAACCGCAACCATCCTGGCCGCTCGCGAGGCTGCGGCAGCGCAAGGCACTGCGGTTCAGACGCAGATGTCGATCCAGCTGGCTCAGGCGCGGCAGAGAGAAGCTGCTGCTACTGTAGCGGTAGCAACTGCCCAGAGTGGCCTTCGAACTGTCAGCGCCGGCTTGCTTGGTGTACTGGGCGGACCGATGGGCCTGGCCCTGCTGGCAGGTACCGCAGCGGCCAGCTTCCTGTTGTTGCGCGATAACGCAGATCGAGCGGGCATCAGCCTCGAAGAAATGCATAAGCCGGTCTCGCAGTTGCGGGAAGAGTTCGCGAAGCTCAACAAGGACCAGCGCGAAGCGTCGTTGGTCAAGTGGCAGCAGGAACAGATAACTTCTGCAGACAAGGTCAAGGATGCATACGGCGACCTGGCCCAGTCCATCCGATCTGCTGTAGTCACTGCGCCGGCGCGTGACTCCGGTGGCCAATACAACCGCCAGCTTGCCGAATACCAAGGCCTGATTGACCGTTTAAACGAAGCACGCTCCGCCGGTCAGGGGTTGTCGCCAATCCTGCAGGAGGTCGGCGCTCGACTACAGCTTCCAGCTGGAACCCTGCAGCAGTGGATCACCCAGGCTGGCGCTGTCAGCGATGCCGATCAGCGTTCAGGCCTGATTGCCGAAACCCTGCGGGTGCTTACCGGGGTCACCGAAGAAAACACCTCGGCCACCCAGGCGAACAATGCGGCGAAGGTCGGCATGAGCTCGGCAGGGCAGACCTACCTGGAAACGCTCCAGAAGCAGCTGGCAGGCCTGCAGGATAATGGCGACGCGACGAGAATCGCCAACCGCTACATCGAGGAAAACGTCGACCTCACCGAAACAGATCGCCAGGCGATCCTTTCGGCTGCCAGCGCGATCGAGTCGCAGAAGAAGGCCAACAAGGATGCAACCGAGGGCAGCAAGGACCGCGCGAAGGCGCTAAAGGATGAGATCAAGGCCCTCGACGCGATCATCGACCGCGCGTTGCCCGAGAAAAAGCGGCTGGAGGATCTGGCGGAGGGCGTGCAGGGGCTTCGTAAGGCGCAAGCCGCAGGCAAGATCACCGCCGCCGAGATGGAGCTCGGCATCAAGAACCTCAACACGGCCTATGCCGATCCCGACCTGCAGAAGCGAGCCGAGGAAGAGCGGAAGGTTGCCGAGGTGCGGCGTAACAGTGCCGAGGCCTATCGCAAGGCGATGGAAGTGGTCCTGCAGACCCGTCAGGACGCAATCAATGCGGATGTGGCCGGCGTAGGTATGGGCGATGACCAGCGTGAAGAGGCCGACCGGTTAAACACCGTCCGGCAGAAATATGCGGAGGCGCGTCGACAACTGGAGGAGCAGCAAGAGGACGTGTCGCGCCGGCTCAGTCAGGACGCCTACCAGCAGCGGCTGGCAGACCTCGCCGACTACCAGGCGCGTGAGTTGCAGATGGAGGTCGACGGCTTCGAGGCCAGATTGCAGGCGCAGCGCGACTACCGAAACGGCGCCAACCGGGCTTGGGCCAACATCCAGGCTGACGCAGCGAACGTGGCTGGCGCAACTGACGACATGCTCACCACCGGTTTCAATACGGCACGTGACGCTGTGGCCGAGTTTGCCATGACGGGGAAGGCCAACTTCAAGAGCTTCACCGTTAGCGTGATCTCGGATATGGCCAGGATAGCGAGTCAACAAGCCGCGAGTTCGCTGTTAAGTGGCTTGGTGGGCTTAGGTGTATCCACTGCAAGTAGCTGGTTTGCCGGCGGCGGGGGAAATGGCCTGGCGACAGGATCGGCGGGTGCAGTTTCTTCGAACTTGGGCGCATCTCAGGCAGGCTACGGCTCTGATTACCTCAGCAATTGGTCTGGCGTGAAGCAGGCTAAGGGGGGCGGCTGGGATGGAGGCGTGCAATTCTTTGCCAAAGGTGGCGCCTTCACAAACAGCATAGTGAACACCCCAACTCCATTTGGCCTGGCTGGAGGGGATCTCGGCGTTGTCGGGGAAGCTGGCCCTGAAGCGATCATGCCGCTGGCGCGCGGCTCCGACGGATCCCTGGGCGTGCAGATGATTGGTGGTGCCGGCGGGGGCTCGACTGTGGTGCAAGTGAATGCGCCCGTGGCTGTCACTGTGGAGGATCGCAGTTCAGATGGTATGGAGCTTGATAGCACTGCGCTTCAGCAGAATTTGCAGAAGCAGATGCAGGGTGTAGCTGATCGAGCCATTGCCGACTCTTGGCGCGCCGGTGGCGTGAGCTATCGAAACAGCAACGGGAGACGCTGATGGCGATCGAAACATTTACCTGGACTCCTGACGACGAGGCCGGCGGTGACAGCACCCTGCGGACTCGGACATCACAGTTCGGTGACAACTATGCCCAAGTGTCCACCGATGGCTTGAACGCCGAAACAGACAGCTGGTCGCTTTCGTTCGGCGGCTTGGCGGACGAGGTCGCGCCCATCCTGATCTTCATTAGACGGCACCGGGGCGCTACCGCGTTCTTGTGGACCAATCCCGAGGGTGTACTCGGCATGTACCGCTGCAAGGCCTTTCGGCAGCAGCGCAAGCCGGGTGGGGTGGTGGTGCTGACGGCAACCTTTGAGAGAGCGTTTCATCCATGAGCTTGATCACTCAGCTGCAGAAGCTGGAACCGGGCGCGGAAATCCTGCTGTTCGAACTGGACGGCTCCGATTTCGGAGCGGACACGCTGCGATTTCATGGGCATGCGATACCGCACACGCCCGACGAGCTGGCAGCGGCTGGCGTTGACGCCGATCAGCTTCCGGCGAAGTCGATCTGGTGGCAGGGCAACGAGTACGGGGCCTGGCCAATGCAGATCGAGGGCATTGAAGCGAACTCGGACGGCACCGCCGTGCGACCCACGCTGACCGTAGGCAACGTCAACGGCAGGATCACAGCGCTATGCCTGGCCTTCGACAACCTGCTCGAGTTCAAGCTGACCATGCGTCACACCATGGCGCGCTACTTAGACGCGGCAAACTTCCCC